AATATTTGTTTAAACTATGATGTAGGGATTGATTTACTACCTCAAATTGATCGCGTTTGTAAAGATCTACATCAAGAAAATCCTTATATAACTACTGGGTGGAAATGGTTAGATGATAAACTTGGTGGTGGGTTAATGGAACAAGGTCGCGCAATGTACGTCTTTGCAGGTGAAACTAATATTGGTAAAAGTATATTTCTCGGTAATATTGCATCACACATTGCGATGCAAAATAAAACAGTTTTAGTAGTTTCGCTCGAAATGTCAGAGATGATGTATGCTCGCCGCCTCTGTACTAATTTAACAAAAATACCAATAGTTCGATTGAAGGAGGATTCAGATCTTCTAAAAACACAAATTACTGATATAGCTAATAAGCTACCACGTGCAAAAGTACTAATCAAAGAATTTCCCCCCAGTACCTTAACAGTAAATCAACTTAGAGGGTTTATAAAAAAGATAACAGGGAGAGGTATTAAAGTTGATGCAATTGTTCTCGACTATATCAACCTCCTACATTCTACCACCGGTAACAACTCTTACGAACGTGTCAAATACTGTGCAGAACAATTACGAGCTCTCTCATATATTTTCAACTGTCCAATTATCACCGCTACTCAATTAAACCGTACTGGTTATGGGGTAGATGAACCAGGATTACAGACAATTTCTGAGAGCATGGCTCTACCAAATACAGCAGACTTTATGGCTGGTATATGGCAAGATGATACCGATCGTCAACTTGGTGTCATCAAAATGGGGTTGATGAAGAATCGATTTGGTCCCAATTTCGGTAATGTTAGCATGCGTATAGATTACAGCACACTGACAGTATTTGAAGATAAGACAGTCACTAAAACAGAATCAGGTAAATCTGCTTTGGCTACATTAGCATCGTTAACTCGTTGATATTAAAGAAAAACATTATAACTATTGATCACATGACAAAGAATATATTCATTTTTACCGACAAAGACATGGATGGAGCTGGTTGTGTGTTAGTTGCTAAGTGGGCACTACCTGCAGCAAACATAAAATTTACATCTGCAAACGAATTAAACTTTAAAGAAACCTTTATCAAGTGGTGGGCTATTGCAGATAACAGACACAGCTTCGATCAGATCTTTATCTGCGATATCAACGTAGCTGCTGATCATGCTGATATCCTTGATGACCCAAAAATCTGTATTGTAGATCACCACTCTAATAAAGATAACATTAAAGCACTATATAAACGAGCAACTCTTGTCTGTGATAGGAAAGCAAAAAGTAGCGCTCGATTAATGGTAGATCTACTATCTCCTACACCAGACCATCAACAGCGAGCTTTACTTGAACTAATTGATGATTACGATTCTAACACACTAAGTATACCTGCTTCACTTGATCTCAACACTATCTTCTATGCAATGCAAGGTGACCGGGTAGCGACTTTTGTAAAACAATATTTTCATGGATTCGCCCCATGGACCTTAGAACAACAAAATATCCTCAAATTTCATAACTTAAAACTTCAACAAGTATTAGAAAATCTCAAAATCTACCACGTTGATCTCCTACTAGAAGGAGCGGTACGTAAAATATTTTCTACATTCGCTGACTACAGTGTTAACGATGTAGCACGATATATTATTAACAAATATAGCGCAGATATCACAATTGTAGTCAACCTCAAAAACAAAACAGTTTCATTTCGCAAAAACAAATCATGCAACTACGATATCAGCAAACTAGCAAAACAATTAGTCGATGGCGGCGGACATGAGAATGCTGCTGGTGGGGTGTTATCAGATAAGATGCTAACATTCTCTAAGTTGTTCAAAGAAGTATGATTATACACGAAAACTCTGAAATAGAAATCCAAGAAACATCGCACCTTTTCCTTAGCTTTTGTACATTTACCTCTTTAACACAAGGTAAAAAACTTAATACTGCTAATGTATTTTTACTCTTGCTCAAAAACAAACACTTACGTAATATTTTCAAACGCAGGTTGGAAATTGATAATGATTATGAAGCGGTGAGTTTATTTCTTCGATTTGATCCTTCCCTGTATAAGAGCAAGTATATAATGAAATACTTAAATAAAGCTGGAGAAAATAAAATTAAACGCTAAACTTATCCTGTCGTGGATGATAATTTTGCAAAATGTATTTACAATACCTGGTTAAAGTATTCTCGGAAAGGAAAACCTTGGCAACCCCGTAAAGATTTTTCTGATTTCGAAAATGATAAGAACTACGTTGCTTTGATGAGATTAACCAGTTTTTTCAGAACTCATAACACTGTAAACGTTGAATACTACATAAAAGCACCTTACAAAGTGTATAAGAACACAGATGAAACCTTCTATCTTGATTTCTACACAGGTTCTAGAGCTGCTAAGGCATATAATATCTACACAGAGAATCTAATGGCAGAGATGCCTGATGATCAACTAGAAATCATCGTTAATTCCTTCATCTTTATCCGCCAATTCTGTGTAAACGTTAATATCAAACTTGAACAATACCTAGATTTCAAGTCTGGAACAATCAGTGATTTCTTTATTCATTTGTTACAACACAATGTAAGTGTTTACGCACTTTTTGCTTTTCCAGAATTTGATAGACGCATCAAAGATATCACAAAGGAAGAAATGGAATTTATCTTAGGTGGCGAATTTGCGAATAATTTAGACGTGTTTAAAACTAGGTGGCAAGTGTCGTCCAAAGCGAAGATTTTATCGCAACAATCTTATAATAAAGTAAAAAATTTGCTTGAAAAATCCGCTCCTGACACTAATATATAGATGTAAGTTGCTTCTTGTGAAGTAATTTGCATAGCAAACATAACAAAAACATACATATGAGTACATATACAAACGAAATGTTCCAAAGCATAAAGGGTGCTTTGCAAAAGAACGAAACCATGGGAGCCCGCCTCAGAGATCAACTCCGACTCGAAGCACCTAACTCTTACACTGTAAGGTTATTGCCTCACACGAAGGATCCTAGTAAGACTTTTCTTCACTACTACGCCTTCTCGTGGAAGAGTTTATCTACTGGTCAGACTCTCGTATTAACCAGTCCCACTTCGTGGGGTGAACGTGATCCCATCGCTGAAGAGCGATATCGCGTTTATCGCATTGGTACTGAAACTGAAAAAGAGAAAATCAAAGCTATCCGCCGCAGTGAAAACTGGCTGATCAACGCTTACATCGTAACTGATCCAGTGAATCCAGATAACAATGGAAAGATCAAGGTTATTCGCTTTGGTCGTCAACTCCATAAAATTATCAACGATGCAATGGACGGTGAAGGTGCTGAAGATGTGGGTCCACGCATGTTTGATTTGAGCCCGAATGGTTGCAGCCTTGTTATCAAGGTTGAAAAACAGGGTGATTATCCAACCTATGTGGCTTCTAAGTTTCGTAGCCCTAAAGCAGTTGAAGGATTGACAGATGCAGACTATGAGAGAATCTACGGATCAGTATTTGACCTCTCACAGTTTTTAACTACGAAATCCTACGACGAACTTCAATTGTTGCTTAACCAACACTATCATTGTATTGGTGCAACACCTGCTGTCGCTAAGCCAGCCCCAGTAAGTGATGTTAAACAACAAGAGGTATCTACTCCTGCAATAACTGAATCTACTAATTCAGCTAGCACAGTGGTAGATCCTGAGCTCGAAAAGTTGATGCAACACATCAAATAATATGGATGAATTCGACACAAAGGATCCTATACAAGCCCGTGAAATTGCAATGCAATTTATGGGCCAACAAATGGGTGAAATTAAAGAACTCAATACGCGATTAGTAGATTCAACAGTAACGTTGAGACCTATTGATCCGAAGATCCGTGCCGTTGTCGATTCCATTCCATTACCACCTCAAGGGGCGCCGCCACCAGTACCTGTACAATATATACAGAATACCTCAGCGGCGCCCCCAGTGGTTCCAATCCATCCAGAATTTGCTCCACGGGCAAAAAATGATAACCAACTAGAACTGAATTTTACTTACGATATCGTTAAAGATCTAGTTGATAGAATCTGTCGAATTGAAAAGCTTTGCAGAGATATAACAAAAAAACTTGAAGCAGGTACTGTGATCATTGATACCTCGCAACCAACAAAAAAAAATTGAACCTCTGTAAGTTTTTTCGTAAAATTATAAAATGAATTTACACCTTTCTGATTCAGAAACATTTTTAGATGCTTATATACTACCTCTCAGTCGTGTAACAGATAGTGGATCTCTTAAACTGGAAACTGATAAGGTTTCTTGTTTAGTTGCTACAGGTGATGGGACTATTATAGTGTATGGGGAGTATAGAGAGGCCATTTCAGGTATTACAGAACCAATAACTCTAAACGTTCCAGATATTAAGAAACTGCATAAACTACTTTCTTTAATCAACACTAAATCAATTGACTTGACAATTGACTCTAATAGTAATAACAACAACATAGCGTATTCTTCAGATGATATGCGCTTTAAATATCACCTTTATGAGAATGGTGTTATGAAAGCACCTACCCTAAACATGTCAAAACTCAAAACAATAAATTTTGATGGTAATTTTACTGTTTCGAACGAACGATTAAGCGCTCTTTTAAAGGGAAGTACGTTAACTCCTGATATTAACAAGTTCTACATCTCATTCAAGGGTGGTAGAGTTTATGCTGAGATAACAGATCAAGCGCAACAGAATGTTGACAGCTACTCTACTTATATTTCAACTGATTATTCAGGTGTACCTATTACTGCATCAATACCTATTAACTTTGAAATTATCCGGTTATTAAGCAGCAGCAAAATTGGTCAGTTTAGTGTAAAGTTAGCTTCAAAATTGAACGTATTCAACTTTGAGGTAGTTTCTGAAAAAGTAACACTAAACTATATCGTATCAGCGCTTATCAAATAATATGCACTTATCAAAAAACAAGTTAAAGACAGCTGGATATATTATCAAGCGTCTGCGAGATAATGGTTTTATTGTCATAAAATTATTTGCATTTTACTCAAAAACAGATCCACGTCGCTGGACAATTCTCTTGAATCCAGGTGGTGAATCAGTGTTTATGACATGTTATTCAAACCTTGAAGGATTAAGCGATACCACCTTTGAATTGAATGATGGTGGATGCCATATTCCTAAGAATTTTCATATTAAAACCGACAGCCTTGAAGTTATTATAGAGTATCTATTAGGTCGAGGTATCTCAAATTCTGAATATTATCCAGGTAAGAACAAGTTCATCAAGCAACGATTAAATACTAATGATGAACAACAAGAGCAAAAAACCAAAGAAGCTCAACAACAAATTGCCCAGTCAGGAACTTGTCTCGCTCAGTCAATCTAGAGGAAAAAAGCATGATCTCGACATGTTAACAACAATTTTGTCAGAGTATCTTGATTGTTATGTAGTATTAGGTTTTACACCAACTGGTGATGCTGTAGAAGTTGTAACCGTACATGATGCAAAAGAGTACAATAGTATTTGTAATCATCTACATGAATTTTCCTGTAATTTTTTAGCTCGACCGGACTTTAACGATGAGTAATGTTTAATATACGTAAACAACACCCAAAACCTAGATATTCCTACGCTGTTACAGCAGGAGTATTTGCAGGTGAGATCCTTATTTTTATACAGAAAACAACCGAAACATATGATTTTCTGAGTATTCCTAAGATGGTAAATCGTCAGATACCACATGTTAAATTTGAAGAAGGTCTCAAACATAATATAGTAGATATTGTAGAGAAGATCCCTGAAAGAGTACTCAAAGTCTGTGAATTGCAGTATAAAAAGAATAGTCAAAGCCTTAAATAATTACATGAATATGCCAGCGTTAGTGAAGCCAAATATCATTACTTCCCCCATTAGTGGGGAACCCTGCAAACCTACGCTCTCTACTCACATCAATAACGGTAAAGAAATCACCGAAGCTATCTGGACTGATCACGCATCTGGTATATTCATCCGTAAGGGTGTTGTCTCAATTAAAGACGTAGAAAAGCCTTGCCCTGCCGTATAATTGATTCTATAATCATTATGTGATTCTTCCCGAAGAATACATAGTCCAAAAATTCTACTCTTATAACGGTGGTGTAAAGTATCTCAAACACCAACAAGTTTATCAGGGATCTTGCTTTATCTGTAAAGAAGGAGATAGCTGGTTAAAGAAAAAACGCTGCTATTATCTAGTTAGGGATGATGCTATTTGCTGCCACAACTGTGGGTGGTACAGTAAACCACTTAAATGGATTCAAGAAGTTACTGGTCTTACATATCTTGAGGTTAAAAATGAAGTTAAATCTTACGAAATCATACCCACAAATTTAACTAAAGAACGTAAACAAACTCCAATTATTGTAGAGAAACTGCCCCATGATTCAATCAATTTACTTAAAAGGAACCAATTGTTATTTTATAGAGATAACAACATCATTAGGCAGATTTTACGTTTAATGCAGGCGCGCCGATTAGTTACTGCAGTAAATAGACCTAAAGCATTATATACTAGCTTAACTGATAGGACACATGCACACAGACTTATTATCCCATTCTATAATGATCGTGGAGATGTAATATTTTATCAATCTCGGGGTGTGTTAGAAATTCACTTAAAGACTCACCCCAAATACATTAGCAAAATCGGTGGTGAAAAATCTCTTTTTAACGTCGATAGAATAGATCCTTGTAGCGAAAATATCTTCATTTTTGAAGGTCCAATCAACGCGTTCTTCTGCAAAAATAGTGTAGCAGTCGCTGGAATCCAAGAGAGAAGTTACAACACGTTTACAGGTATCCAATCTGAACAAATGCAGAAGTTTCCACTTCATAGAAAAATCTGGGTGTTAGATTCTCAATGGATAGATAATGCTAGCAGTCTGAAAACTCAGAAACTCCTCGAAATGGGGGAATCTGTATTTATTTGGCCAGAGAAGGAAGGTTTACAGTATAAGGACTTTAATGATATTGCTATCGATAGAAAAATTGATGAGATAGATGCATCATTTATCTTATCCAACACCTATTCCGGAATCAACGGCAGCTTACAGCTAGCTAAAATTAGGCATGTGCAGAAATGAGATACCCCTTCATCGACTCTGATAAAGAACTCAATTCAGCTGCCAAACGCGAAATCTTCTTCTTCTCGCTACGAGCTATGCTATCAAACAGTGTATCACAACCAGCTACATGGAGTTTACTCTGTATAGAATGAGGTGTAGGAGAATTGAGAAAGTCAATAAAATTGTCAATCTTAGCAATCCATTCCTTTAATTCATTGATTTGTTCATGCTTTTGTGCATCGCTTATTGCGGAAGAAGGTATTGGGACATCGAAATCTTCAGGCTTTATACCTTTATCCAAGGTATCAGCCATAGCTTGCTGTTCAGCAGTAGCACCAGGATCTACACCAGGCGCTACAGCAGTATTTTGATTGTTTGCTGCCTCTACAGCATCTTGCTCAAGTACCATTAGAAAGCGATCATGAAATTTCATCATAATTATTTATACTGACAGTGCATTATTTTACATAAATAGTTTAGTGAGACGAGCTACTGCAATTTTTGAAGACACTACGATGGCGTATAATAGGTGGGTACAAGGTATCGCTTCGAGAGAACATGCTACTACACAGGTTGGAGTTGCTCAATTAATGGGTCGACAGAATAGTCCTGATAAACCACCTAAACCTTTACACCCAACACTTGACAAAACTCCAGAAATTCTTGGTAATGCTATACTAAACTTGACAAATTTACGTCAAAAAGTAAATCTAGCATTGGTATCAAATTTAGCTCAGGATTCAAAAAAGAAGAATACTCTACTCAAAATTCAAAAGAAGATCTCACGCAATCTCCGATTTCTCAACTCATTTATTGATGACTTCAATAGTCTATCTTGATTTTGCTTTTTTTTCATATAAACTAATGTATGACTAGAAGGTTAATCATAGCTTTAGTAATTACGGCTGCAATTAGTGCTGCAGTCGCATTTCTATTTTCAACAGGAATATTGAGTTTTATTCGCTGGTTTGTAAGCGCAGCAATAGCTCAATTTCTCTTACAGTACATTGTCTCGTTAGTTTTAGATGCTAAACTAGGATTGCAAATACGTAAAATCGAACAAGAGAATTTTCGCATGATTACGAAGAATGAACAACCTATAGAATGCCCTTGTTATATTAAGCATGTTCAAACTGTACCAATACAGTTTAACGAACCGATCGTATATGAATGTGAACAATGTCATAAAAAGCTATCAGCGCGTATTGAACTGTCTAGTGTATTGGTAACAGAACCAATACCTACAACTAAGTTAGAGGAAACACTTAACAAAATAGACACAGAATTAAAACAAAATGAGTACTCTAAGCCAGCTAATTGATGATATAGACTTTGCTATTCTTAAGACTGCAGATAAAGATATCTACACTGCATACCAACGCGGT